CTTCCTGCCATACGAAGAGCTGCCAGGGGAGCAGCGGCTCAAGGACAGTCTCTTCCAGGCGGTAGTGCGAGCGATGGTCTGATGTCCACTGACTTCGCGGAGCACCTCACCACCGAAGCGGGCTACCACTCGCTCTTGCGGCTCATCAAGCCGCCCTATCACCCACTGCTCCCGGTTCCAACCCGGGAGCAGTGCCAGCATAAGGTCTATACCGCCGGCGACCAGGCCCTGCTCGATGTCTTCGAAGGCCGCTCGGCCGCCATCACCCGCGAGAAAGCCGATCCCTACGAATACGGCTACGACCCTGACTTCTGGGCCGACGCCGATCGGATTCTGGCGCTGAAGAAAGACATCTGCGTGCTGGGCGGCAACCGCTCCGGCAAATCCGAATGGGCCGCCAAGCGTTGCGTCCAAAAAGTAGTCAAAAAAGAGGGCGCCCAGGTCTGGTGCCTCTCCACCTCCAGCGATACCTCCAAACGCGATCAACAAAAGCTGATCTACAAATACCTCCCGCTCCACTGGAAGACCGCCAAGCGCTCTGAAATCTGCCGCATCACCTACAACATCAAGGACGGCTTTGCCGATGGCACCTTGGTCGGCCCTAACAGTTCAGAAATCCATTTCCTCAACTACAAGCAGGACCGCACCGTCATCGAGGGCGGCCAGGTCGACCTCTGGTGGGCTGACGAGCTCATCCCCATCGACTGGGTCGTCACCCTGCGCGGCCGCACGGTCGACCGCATGGGAAAAGGCATCGTCACCTTCACGCCCGTCAACGGATTCAGCGCCACCGTGGGCGAGTACGTCACCGGCGCCACAGTCGCCGCCTACACCGACACCTCGATGGAGGATTTGAAGGTCACCAAGAACTGGCCAGGCCTCGAGCCCGGTCAGGTCCCCTACATCCTCGAGTGCCTGGACGACAGCTACGGCGTGATCTTCTTCCAGCCCGAATGGAACCCCTACATCAGCTTCGAAGAGCTGCGCAAACTCTGGAAGAACCGCTCAAGCAAAGATCAGCTGATCCGGATCCACGGCGTGACCCGCAAAACCAGCGGCACCGTCTTCCCGCGCTTCGGCAAACACAACGTCATCCCGCACGACTCCATCCCGCCGGCGAGTGAGGGCACCAACTATCACGTCACCGACTTCGCCTGGCACCGCAACTGGGCCATGCTCTGGGCCCGCTGCACCGAATACAAGGGTCGCAAGCGGGTCTTCATCTATCGCGAGTGGCCCGATTTCCAGACCTACGGCGAGTGGGCCATCAACAGCGAGAAGCCTGATGGCGAGAAGGGACCTGCCCAAACCTCCATGGGCTGGGGGATTAACGACTACAAACGCGAGATTCTGAGGCTGGAGGGTCACAAGCAGCTGCTGGCCTCCGGCGACGTCGATGCCGAAGTGGTCGAAACCCGCTACGGCGATCCGCGCAGTGGCAACGCCGAATCACTGGCCGATGAAGGCGCCACCACCATCTTCCTGCAGCTCCTGGGCGATGTGGGCGCCCCCTCGATGGATATCCTGCCTGTCGTGGGCAAGGCCAACCGCGCGCTGATCTCCGAGGGGATCAACCTGATCAATGTCTGGCTCGAATACAACGAGGACAAGCCGCTGGGCATCGAGAACGAACCGGAATTCTTCGTCTCCGAACGCTGCGTGAACCTGATTTCCTGCATGAAAATCTGGACCGGTGTCCTGCCCACAGGGGGTTACAACGAGAAGGGAGCCAGTAAGGATTTTATTGACTTGCTACGCTACCTCGCGGTAATGGACATCAGTTATCTGGATCCGAACCGAAAAAGAAGCCGCGGGGGCGGGGCTTACTAGCACCATGTGAACCATGACAGGATCAACCATCATCCGAGGCGGCGACGACACCGCCAATGCCAACGACGTCAACGAATTACTGGTCGTCGCCGGCAAAGCTAAACTCTACAGCGTCAAGTGCTACAACGGCAATATCGCGGCGCGCTGGCTCCAGATCTTCAACGCAGCAACCGCCCCGACCGATTCAACGGTTGTGCCCTTGATCGTCTTACCACTGGCGGCCTCCGATGGCGGGGAGCTCAATTTTCCTGAGGGCCGCATCTTCACGGCCGGAATCTATTTCTGCACCGCTGTCTTGGATGTTCTGAACGTCAAAGGCGCTGCGGATGCCATCTTCGACGCGACCTACGAGATCCTCTAAAGCCTATGAATGTAATCAAAACTCGAGGGGCAGACCGCGTGGCCAGTTCAACTGGGGCGGCGGCCAGCCTGATCGCGCTCACCGAGAAAGGTCGGCTCTACGGCATCAGGGTCTACAACAGCAACCTCGCCGCACGCTACGTCCAGCTCTACGACGCCGCCACCCTGCCTGCCGATGGCGCCGGCACCGAGCCGCTGGTCAGTAAATCGATTGCGGCAACCTCCTACGGCGAAATTCCCTTCCCGGAGGGTCGCCGCATGACCGCCGGCATCGTTGTCTGCAATTCCACGACCGGCCATCAGAAGACCATCGGCGCGGCCGACATGCTCTTCGACGTGACCTTCGCCCTCACGTAATGCCTGTCCTGATGCGCAGAGCGCAAGTGGCCCACATGACCGGGCTGACTTGCGAGGCCATCACCGAACTCGCGAACAGCAACCAAATCATGGCGCTCTACCCCAACAAACCAAAAGCCGAAGGTGGCCGAGCCTACTTCACCACCCGATCGGTTAAGGCTTATTGCGAAGGACAATCCAAATGCCAGCCCCAGTTGACGAAGAGCAATCCATAGCCCGCGAAAACAAAGAGTCCAACGTCGAACTCCTGCGCAAGTATTATCAGGACGCCGGCACCACCGGGTTCTCAACGGAGCATGAGACCAGCGAAAATACCCGGCTCTGCATCTGGCCCTACCAAGCCCGCGACGGCCGCAAATGGGATGAGAACTTCCCCGACGATCGCGGCGCCTTCCCGTGGCACGGCGCCTCCGATGTCCGACCCTTCCAGGCCGATGGCGTCTGTAACGAACTCGTTGGCACCTGCGAGCTCGCCTTCTGGCACGCCCAAACGCAGATGGGCGGGTTGGACCTGGGGGATTCGGAGGACGCAGCGGCCGCCACGCAATACCTTGATTGGCTGGTCAACAACAAGTTGCTGGGACAGTTGACCACCGAGGTGGAGCTCCTCGCCCAGTACGGCATGGGCAACCGCTGGACCGCCCTTCACATCACCTGGGAACGAGAGGTCTCCTACAAGCTGCAGCCGGTGGAAATGCGTGGCCTCATCGCTCTGGCAGAGGAAACCGTGCGGCAGGATCCTCAGTTCGATGATGAAATCACCGAAATGCTCGTCAAGTTTCCCGCGATGGTGAAGGATCCCGTGTTCGAGGAAGAAGCCATCGCCGCCGCCCGCTTCGTCTATCATCGCTTCGCCATGGCAGGCATCACCGAAGACCTGCACGAGACCGAAATTCCGGTGCTCAGCCCAGCCGAGGCGCGCAAACTCGTCAAGGACCTGCGCAAACGCGGCAAGAGCGAAGTGCGCATGCCTTTCCTCTCCCGCAACCGCCCCTGCTTCGCCGCCCTGGAACCGTGGGTCGATATCGTCGTGCATGGCGACACAACCGACATCCAGCACGCTGAAGCGATCTTCATCCGGGAATGGTATTCCGAAGCGCGGCTGATGAGCATGGAGCTCACCGACGACTGGGATCCGGAATTCATCGCCGCCGCCATCAAGACCAAGGGCCATGTCTCACATTGGAAGAATGTCGGCCTGGCCAGTGCGCTGGACGAAACGACCTACGAATGGGAGCCGCTCCAAGGCAACCATCACATGATCGAAATCCTGCATGCCTACTACAAGCAGGTCGATAAGCATGGGGTCTCCAGCGTGCATCGCACCATCTTCAGCCCTCACTTCACCAGCAATGAAACGGGCACAAAAGACCTGGTGGGCAGCCACGGTCTCATCAACTATCCCCACGGCGAATACCCGGTGAAAGTGTTTCGGCGCGAGAAACTCGGTCGCGCCATCAATCGCTGCCGCTCCGTGCCCGAATTGCTCATGACCAGCCAGATGGAGGAGAAGGTCCAGAGCGACTCGATCGTCGACCTGACCTCCATCGCCGTCGTTCCGCCGCTCAACTACCCCAAAGGGATCGCGCACGGCGAATACCGCTTCGGGCCGGCCGTGCAGAATGAAGTTCAGCCCGGGCGCGAACCCAAGATGATGGATATCCCCACCAAAGGGGCGCCGATTGCCTTCAGTCTGCTGGATTACATTCGGCACCGCAAAAACCGCTACTTCGGCCTGATGGATGAGACTATCCCGCCGCAGGTCTCCCAACTCCTCCAGTCTCCGCTGGCCCGCAAGTTCCTGGTCTGCTGGAGCGAGGCGTTTCAGCAGGCCTGGCAGCTCTGCTTGCGCTTCTCCCCTGACCAGATCGAGCGCGTCACCGGCACCCGGCCGGCCGCGGTCGATAACGTGGCCGAGATTGGTGGCGAATACGATTTTGTGCTCCGCTTCGACGTCGCCCAACTGCAGCCCGACCTGATGACGGCCAAACTGGCGGCCTACAGCGAACTGCTACCCGAGGATGAAGGGGGCGTCATCGATCGCAGTGCCTTGACGATTGCCAAGGCGCGCATGATCGATCCGCACCTGGCCAAGCAGCTGGTGATGAACACGGGCAGCGCCAGCGACAAGCTGCGCCGGGAAGTCTCCAGCGATATCATGGGCATGAAAATGGGCAACCCAGCCAAACTGCCCGACGCGTCCAACGACGCCACCGCACGCGGCCGGCAGCGGTTTGCCAAGGAGATTCTCGCAGCCAACGATCAATACATCCAGGTGCTCGACTCCAAGGTCATTGGTGAGATCTTCGGCCCCGAAGCCGCCAACCAGGTGGAACAGGCCAAACGCGAGGAACAATCCAACCAGGGCGGCCAGCCTGGCCAGGGCGTCGACGCGAAGTTCAGCCAGCTCATTGCGGACTACTTCAAGAATATCAACCTGGCAGTGGCTCAGCAGGACAATAAGCGCGTGGGCCGAATCGGTGTGAACCAGAATAAGCCCCAGCCATGACCGAAACCGAACGCACTATGCATATGACCAGTCTTTCCCGGCCGCAACGGGAAGCGCTGCTCCTGACCATGGAACAGAAAGAGGCGCTCGAAAGCGACGGCAGCGCGCTGCCTGGCGTCGGCACCGAGGGACGCCACTACCAGGCCGGTCGGTTGGCCATGTCCAAGGACGCCAAAGATCACTTCAAAGCCCTGCTCGACTCCACTGATGTCCCCGGCGATCGCACAAAAGAGATCAATCGCACCCCTCCTCCTCAGCAGCATCCCGCTGTCTGACCTTACCTTTTAAGCCCGCCTAAGCCCGCCTAAGCCAGAAATCCTTGAAAGGATTTCGATTGCCCGCGTTCTTGAACACCGAACGCGGGCTTCTCTGTTTCTGAGCCCTGAGCTGAAAAGGACAGCTTCAATCAGATGCGGAAACCGAACGTGCAGGGTTGAAGCACGGAATTATGCCTGGAACGACTACGGCGGCAGCGGAAACCGCCCCTTTGGAAACCGCGGACGACATAGCAGGAACGATCGACGATCTTCTTGGACCTGCACCCTCGGATGAGGGGGGGGAAGAGGGGAAATTAACCGATGATGATTCAGCGGGGTCTGATCTTTCTCATACCGATGACGATGATGATGGGGACGCGGGCGAGGCTGCCGCCGATCCGGATTCGACAATCACGCAAGCCGACATGGACCGGGCCGTGCAACGTAAGCAGGCCAGGATCATCAAGCTGCGGGATGAAAACGCCACGCTCAAAGCTCAGTTGGCTGACAAGAAATCGGCCGACAGTGAACAAACCGACCCTGATGGTGAACAGGATGACGAGGATGACGATGAATCCTCGTCTGATGGTGAACAAGAGGGGGAGGAAGGTGAACAAGCGGCGGTGGGCGAAGATGTCGAACCCGAATTAGCAGAGGCCGACACACGCGGCCCCCAACTGCAAAAGCAACTGGAGTATCACCAGGGCTGGAATACTCGGGCAAATGAATGGCTCGCTCGCTACGAGGATGAGCCCGATGCGGTCATAGCCGAGATCAAAGCCGAAGCCAAAGCGACTGTGGATGAGGCCGGCCTCAAAAACTGGCTCACCCGGGTGGAGAAACGTTCGGACCGCGAGGTGGACCGAACCCAAAACCGCCTGGACGCCCACCAGGATCGCATGGCCGAACGGGGTGCCCATCTGCGCACTGCCAACCGGGCAAAAGCGCTGAAGGTCTATCCCTGGCTGGCGGATAAGAAGTCGCCCGAGTTCAAGGAAGCATCCGAACTCATGGCAAGTGCTCCAGCGGAGTTGCGGCAGATGCCTGACGCCCTCTTCCATATCTGTGACGCGGTCATGGGCCGCCGAGCCAGAAAGGGAATCAGGACGCGGACAGTGCCCGGCAAACCGAAGCGGGCAGCCAAACTGCCAGCTCGACTGCCAGGTCAGCCGCGCGCCGCGCAAACCGCCAAAGTCAAGGGAGTCAACCTTGACATCCTGCAGGGGAAAATCGCCGCCGGAGATGAGGACGCAAGGGCAACGCTGGTTGAGTCACTGCTCTAACAAGAGCGACAAACCAAAGAAAAGTTATGCCAGCACTAATTGAACCCAACCAGGTGGGTAAGCGAGAGGCTCTCGCCGACACCATCACCACCGCGGACGAAAAGGATCGGCCTTTCAGTGCCATGGTGCCCAAGGAGAAGGCGCGCGTCAAAAACATGCGCCTCGATTGGCAAGCCGACAAGTTCGACGCGCCAAACACCTCCGGGGTCGCCGATGGCGTCGATGTCGAGAACTTCGAGAACGCGGCCAAAGACCGCCGGCTCCTGTCGGTCTATGCACAGAAATTCAGGCGCACCGCCATGGTCGGCGATGAAGCCGAACATGTCAGCACTGTCGCCGGGGCCCCATCGGAACTGGCGCGCGCGCTCTCCAAGAAGCTCGAGGAGATCGGTCGTGACATCGAGGGCGCGCTCTGTGGCGACAACGTCACCGTGGCGGAGGTGGACAAGAACACCCCTTACAAGCTGCGCGGTCTGGGCGATTGGCTCAACAGCTCGGCGCAAACCACGCTGCCGGTGCCTGCGGCCTACCTGACGCCGGCCGCGAGCCTCGAGGATGAGGCGTCGGCCACCTTCACTGAGGATGGCCACTTCCGGCCGGTGCTCAAGAGCGTCTACACCGAGCACGGCAAGATGGAGTCGATGACCTTGATCTGTGGCACCACGATGAAGGAAACCATCACCAACTTCACCCGCGCGCAGCTTGCGACGCCGGACGCCAACACCTTCCGCAGCATTCGGGCGTTCAACCAGAACATCTCCGAAAAGAAGGTCACCAGCTGCATCACGGTCTACGAAGGGGACTTCAACACCGTCCATGTCATCCCCAGCCTCCTGCTGGACACCGACGGGGACGACGGTGTCTACCGCGGCTACCTCCTGCCGATGTCGATGTGCCGGCTGTGCTACTACCGCCTGCCGCGCGTGCGACGCCTCGAGGATCGGGGTGGTGGACCGCGCGCCTACGTCGACGCCATCCTGGCGCTGAAGTATCTCAACCCGCTGCGAGGCGGGAAATTCCACGGCACCAGCTAAGCCGGCTCGCCGACATCGACGTAACAACAAACGAAAGAAAAAAATATGTCTACTCGAGCTCAATTCCTGGCGACCGGCGAAGCCGCGTTGGGGAAGTACAACTATCAGGCACGTCATTACCTGGAGGATCTGCAAGGGTTCACCAGCGGCACTGGCGAAAACCTGCTGACCATCCCGGCTGGGGCGGTCGTGCGGGAGGTGTTGGTTAAGACTATCACCGCCTTGGCGGGGGCGGGTCCGCTGACCGCGGCCACCGGCCAAATCGGTGTCACTGGCACCCTGGAGAAGTACATCACTGCCCTCAACTGGGATCTGTTCGCCGCTGGCGACACTTACGTGTTGTGGGATGAAACAGCGCCGGATCTGTTCACCACTGCCAACCTTATGATCGTGGAATACACCCTCACGGGTGGCACCTGCGCTCAGCTCACGGCCGGGGAAGTGATTGTCTTCGCTGACATGGTCAACATCAACGACCTGTTCAGGGCCTAAGCGCCATCTCATCCCCTGGCGGGTTACTGTTCCCGCTGGGGGAGTGAGTTTTCATTATGATCTACGACGTCAGCGATCTGCCGGAGGAGCTCGTCGATGCCCTCCTCAATGAGCGGCACGCGCGAAAGGTGCTCAACGCCGAGCGTGAGATGCAGGAGTCGATGAAGGCCTGCTCCGAGATGGCCGGTGATCGTCGATCGATCGAGAACCTGGGTCGACCCAGGTTCAGCATTCCGGCCTTCAGCTATCACGAGCTGGCCCGCAAAGAGGGTACCTACGATTGCTGGAATGATGAGAGTTTCAAGCGGAGCTGGGAGACCAAGAACCCGCAACTGGCCATCAAGGCCGGCCCCACCAAGCCCACCAGCGGCTGGACCACTGAAGTCAACTCCGGTTGGAGTCTGTCCGTGCCTCGCGCACCTGCGGGCACAGTGAAGTTCACCAAGAAATACGCATGAAATGGCCGCTGAAACAGTTACCTACAAACGCATCCAGGATGGCGTAGCCGATATCGCCAAGCTGGATAAGGACGCGCTCAGCGGAGAGGATTTCCGCAAGATCCGAGACTTCCTCAGTCGCAGAATCGAGGAGTGCTACGAACACGAGCTCTGGGATGTCACCCGGGTCACCGAGAAAAGATTCTTCCGCGACGACTGGATTGGTGTCGGCGACAACGCCTACGCCGTGGGCGACGAGGTCTACTACCCAGTCACCCGCGGTTACTACCAGTGCATCCGCGCCCATGCCGATTCCTTCGAAAGCCCAGCCAGTGGCAGTCCGGCCAGCACAAATGAGGATTACTGGGCCGCCGCGGCCGAGAGCTACGAGGGCGACGCCTGGGACAGCTCGGTTGCCTACGTGCAGGGCAATGTGGTGCTCTACAACGAACTCTTCTGGGTCTGCCACACCGCCACCACCGGGGATTTGCCCACCGACATCACTAAATGGGGTCAGTTGACTGTCTTCCTCCGTTACGTTCCCTTCGTCCAGTCCGGCAAAACCACCTGGCAAGACGGCGTCGAGGTCTGGGACAAGGATCCGCGGCAAGGTTTCCGAGCGGCGGCCCTGGCCAAAAGCGAAAGCAGCCTGGGCCTGCATGTCTTCAAGGATGTGCTCTTCGTCTGGCTGGAATGGTATGTGACTCCCCCGCGCCTCTTCGGCGCTGTCTGGGTCACGCCTGGGCCCTACGCGATCGGCGACCAGGTCTACTACGCCGCTACCGGTCAGTTCTACAACTGCATCGCGGCCGCCACCACCGAGCTGCCCACCGACACCGCCAAGTTCACGGTCGTAAATCTCTATCAACATTTCGAGATCGCCATGGTGCGACTCACCGCAGCGGATACTTTGGCCTCGCAAGATCAGTCCGACGACGCCGTCGGTGAAGAGTACCTGGGTAACCAGGCCCTGACTCGGAAGGTCTTCAGGATGCGACAACAAAAGGGCCATCAGGGGCGCCCGAATGTAGGGGTGAGAAGGTGATGGATAAGGGAAAATTGATACTCGAACTGGCGCGGGCGTGCCCGGTAGGGGTGGCGTTGTTGGCAATGTTTTGGATGAGTCATCTGCAGATGCGGACCATGCAGACGCACTACGAAATGGTGGAACAACGGCGTATCGATTCCTGCCACGCCGTGTCGGATCAGATGATGACGGTGATGAAGGAATTCCGCGACGTGATGCTCGCGGTCAAAATGCAACTTGCTCATGAAGAACCTTAAGATAATCCTATGCGCGCTCTGCGTGCTACCACTACTGGGTTGCTCCACCTTGAAAAAGGGAGTGACGATGAAACAAACCATATTCGGCTACGAAGTTGACTTCAAGTTGACCGCGCCGGCCGAAGAACCAACCGAAGAATAGGAAGTTATGGCGATAGATCAACAATTCAAAACCGACGCAAACGTCCTCCGGGGCGCGCTCCTGGCCGAATCCAAAAAGGTCAAGGGGCTCATGAAGCATTCCGTGTTCGAACGGGATGTGGCCGAACAGGATCACGGCGAGATGAGGGCCAACATCATGCTCTCCTACCGTCACCTCGAGGACGCCCGCATGCGCCTGGGCAAAGCGATCCAGGCGTTTGAAGGCGGCGTCTCCGTCTACGACAAAAAACCAGGAGAACCTTACCCGGCATGATTCTGGATTTCGCCGTCATCACATGGAAGAATTTCAAGCGGCTTATCGTGAAGGAGAAGCTTGTTACCAGTGATGACGTGCGAATGAGTAATGCCCGCACGCCCACGGCTCACACTCACCCCTCCGGTGACCTGAGCGATATCGACATGCTTGATCGCATCCTCACCAACGGCAACGATGTCCTGGTCCACTCCGACGGGCATGTGCTCTGGAAATAATCATGTCACTCCACGTCATCGAAGCCGTAGTCGACCCCACTGCAGCGCCGACTGAAGTCGGCCAGCTCTGGGTCAATACCGCCACCAAAGCGCGCTGGGAATCGGTGGGCACACTGGTGGTAGCGGATTGGCTGCTCGAGGGTCACGGCAGCGCCATCAGCATCGGGCTGCCAGTCACCGGCGCCACCGATGGGGCGGTACTCTTCGTCGACGGCGGCCTGCTGGCAGAGGATCCCGCACAATTATTCTGGGACAACACCAACAACCGACTGGGCATCGGCACTAACTCGCCCAATGGCTGCTTGGGATTGAATGGCGGCGTCGCGGCTACCGATGTCGCCATCCTCGAGGGGACGATCACGATGAATAACGCCGGGGTGGCGTTCTCACTGTTGAAGCTCGACGTCACTGACAACGCCAGCGACGTCGAGAGTCTCATGGTGGATATCCAGGTCGGGGCCAGCCTGCTGTGGGGCGTGCGCAAGGACGGTGCGATCGTTGCTCCAACAGTCGCCCTGCAGGCCGATAGCCTGATGCACTTCATGATCGACGCCGATGCCGATTCGGCGACGCAATATTTCCGGTGGGCAACGGACACGGCCACCATCGGTGGGGGCACCGAACTGATGCGCCTCGATGAGGCTGGCCTGCTCAGCTTCGGCGGTGTCACCTCCAGTTTCCCGGCACTCAAACGCTCGGGGACCTCGGTCTTGATCCGTCTGGCGGATGATTCGGGGTACGGTAACTTCATCGCCTCCATCGGCCAGGCCACCACCTACTACACCTCGGCTGTAGGTTCGGCTGGCGCGCCTGCCTATCAGTTCTCCACTGCGGCAACTTATGGGATGTATCAGACAGGGGTGAATACTGTCCTGTCTGCTGGTGGCTTTGATTCGGTTATTGCGGGATTTCTCGCGGTCGACCTCTGCTACTTCGGGTCGGCGAAAGTCCGGGTGGATGATGCCACCCTGCACATGGACTCGGCCTATTCACTGGGTTGGAGCAGTGGCGCCGTCGGGTCGGTTGATCTTAGGCTCTATCGAGGCGCCGCCGGCATCCTCGAGCAGAGTAACTTAACGACCACCCAGGAGTTGCGGGTCTACAAGACGACGGACGGCGTCGCCGGCAGCCACACCAATTACGAGCGGCTCGCAATCGGGGTGGCGTCCAATCGCTGGACCCTCGCGAGTGAGGCGGGCGGCACGGGCACCAAGCGCGACATGGCCTTTGGCGATGCCACCGCCGGCACGGCCTTGCGCCTCTCTCCAGTGCAGGAGTGGGTGATGCTCCTGGCCGAGGGCAACATCTACTGGCACATCGACAGCGATAACAACGCCAGCGGTAAGTTCTTCGAGTGGGCGCACAACTCGTTGTCGGCCGGCGCCGGCACTCAGCTGATGAAGCTGACCGACGGGGGTGTGCTCACCCTCAACTCCCAGGTGCTGGGCCCGACTGACCTGGGTGAGGTTTACCTCGCCAGCTCCCTCGCCATCACCGTCGCCTCCACCGCCGTCTGGTATGTGGTGGAAAGCGCCAACATCACACTCGGCGGCCGCGAGGTGAACTTCGTGAAGACCAGCAACCGGCTGGCCTATGATGGCGCCGACGTCAAGACAGTGCTGGTCAATGCGAGCCTCTCTTTCACATGCGCATCCAACAACCAGCTGGTCCACATGCGAATCGCGGTCAATGGCGTTGGAGTCACCTCCAGCGAGGTGACTCGATTGGTGGGCACCGGCGCGGACGTGGGCAACGCGGGCCTGTGTTGCCTCGCGTCCGTCTCCAACACCGATGATATCGTGGTGGAGGTGCGCAACGCGACTGGCACCAACAACCTCACGATCGAATATATCAACATCAGCGCCGCGGCCTTTGCGGTCTAAAAGTTATGGCACTTAGAAGAATCACAATCGACGATTCGGTGGGCGATCGCGCGGAGGGAATCCGCTACGTCACTGAGCTAAGGAACTGGCGTAAGCCACCGGGGCAGCTGATCACTGAGCAACAGTACCTCGAAGAGGCGCTCACGAGGGCCGTCGCCGATTACGTGAGGCAATGGCACGAGGCCAACGCGGATGAGGTTGGGCGGGCCTACCGGGATGGCAATGCCGCCAAACGCGCGGCCGTCGATAGCGAACTGGGTCGGACACCACTATGAAATTACTCGAGGTTCAAGAATTGTTGGGCGCCATCAATCAGATTGGCAAACTCAAGAGCGCACCCAAGGCCGTCTATGGCCTGGCGCGCAATTTCGCCAGGCTGCGAAGCCTCATGAAGCCCGTGGAGGAGGCGCGCAAAACCATCTGGGCCGACCACTTCGGTGAGGACGGTGAGATCAAGCCAGGTGATGAGCGGGTGCCGGCCTTCCAGAAGGAATTCAACGAGGTCCTCGAGGAGGAGGTCGAGTTCGAGCCATACACGTTCACGCTCGAGATGCTCAACCTCGATGAGAACGAAATGGATCCAAAACTCTTGGGCCTGATCATGCCCTTGATTGCTGATGGCTAATCGCCGACCAAGACAGCGCAGTCGCGCCAAGCAAGACGTCGCCCAGCCCGCGGTGGGGGATGTCGAGCTGGGTTTGCTGGGGGTCTCCATGCGCTCGGAGCCGCATACGCTCCCGCCTGGCCTGGCGGTATCCGCCATCAACATGCGCTTCACCGAGGGCGTGCCCGAAACCCGACGGGGCACCGTCAAACCGCCGTGGGTCAACAAGACCGTTGCCGGCGACGTGCAGCCGTGGGGCACCATCTACGGCGCCGGCGAGTTCAGCGATCCGGTGCTGCTGCAGGCCTACGGCATTATTGCCGCCGATGGGGCGGTC